GATAAAAGTTTGTCTTTCTCCTCTTTTTCAAGTTCTTGAGACATTCTCTTTTCATAATATCTTACGACATGTGGATTCTTATCAGGGTTTAACAACCTACTAGCTTGATCAGTAGGCCCGTATTTATTGGTAGAGGTAAAACCTGCTTGTTTAGCAGCCTCTACTTTAGAAATTTCTCCGTAATTGGAAACATATATATCTACAAACTTACGTTGTTTAGGCGTTAGTTCGGATATAGTCTTTAATTGATTTGCTTTCTTTGGCACCGTTTTACTATATACCCCTTCCTTAGAAAAATAAATCCCTAGTAAAAAATTTCTACCCCCCACTCGTAAGGAGTACTATTACTCCTAGAAATATCTAGGAGTAAAACTGGTTCTAGGAGTAAAACTAGGAGTAAATAAGTGTTGGTATATGCTAATAATAGTCAATTACTCCTAGACTCCTAGAAAAAAAGGCTTATTTTCCAAAAAAGTTTTTTAGAATTTTTTTTCTAAGCAGTGGGTATATACCTGGTTCTAGGAATATTCGCATAAAACCTCACTTTTTTGTGTCTGGCCCTAGGAGCGTGGCCCTTGTACCTTAGAACTATTATAAACTACTACCTTAGAAACATTATAAACTACCCACCGATCCCGATCAGTAGATCTTTTTCCTTGACCCTTTTGACCAGTTTGATAATCTATAAACCTAATATCATTGGTTTTCATATTAGCTCTTTGAAACAACTAAGGAGGAAAAAATGACTTGACTATTTAATCATAGTAAACTAATGGGAAGACTTGATTATGTTTCATAATCATTCTTTCTAAGTTAGTTGGAAAAGGGTAGTCCGGGGAGACTTTGGCTGCCCTTTTTTTATATGGAAACTACTAAATTAGAAATAAAAACTGTAGTACATAGATCTACAGCATGTCTCAAATGAGTTAAATGTTTTCGGTGATATTTTTTAGACTCAACTTCTTTACAATTTCTATACTTTTTAAATTGTTCTGAATATTTTTTCCAGGCAAAGTTACGAGGAGAAAACTGTATATCTCCTTTCATAATTGCCATCTTATATCTTTCTTTTACATGCTCAGGTTCAAACCCTGCATAGTAACAAACAGTATAAAAATCAGTGACATTGGACATTATCCAAGCATGTGCATCACATTTATAAATAGAAGGTTTTCGTTCTTGAGATTTCTGACCTGCGTCTTCTATTGCATTACAAAGAACACCTCGCCAAAGCTTCTCTTCTGGCTCGACATCGGTGCTTAATAATTGAGCTGCGAAGCTAGTGCCCATAAGTTTTAATAAGGAAAGAGAGTAAGTCACGAAAGTAAATTGTCCCGTCTATATCTCTTCTAGATTTTTTTGCTTTTTCATAGTCATTATGTACACCATCTATAACTGCGTGTATATCCTCTCCACTATGTTTTGGTTGATCTGGTTCCTTAGAAAAAATATCTCTAGCCATAGATCTATTATAATGATTCTGACTTATCTTTTCCACCTTTGAGTACCTTTAATTTGTAAAGCTTAGCCTTCTTTTCTATCTTTTTTTCTTTTCTAAATTGCCACACAGCCGTAACATCAGCCATAAATTGAGGATCAAAGCTGTCACGATAACCTAGTTTATCGCCCATATACAAGCGAAACATACTGCTTGTAACAGCTCGATATTCCTTGTCCGTTAGCTTGGACGCTAGAATATTAAGTGCGGTAAGTAATGGATTAATGGATGGTTCTTTTTTTGCCACGAATGAACTCCTCTAATATTTTAATTAGTTTCAACACATATTTTGTAGATATCTTTGTGTCTGGTTCGTGTTTCGTGGTTGTTTTGCCTTGTTCAAAGTGACCTGCACCCATACACTCTTTGCAAGTTTGCGTCTCAGAATAAGGGATAATTCTTACATATCCATTACCATTGCAATTTCTACAAATCTTATAAGGGTCACCGTATTTCATTTTATTTTTTAAGTTATTTTTTTTCATAAGTAAAGGGTTTTTTTCTTGGGTTTCTATTTCTAGGCCAACGACACTTAAACCTCTGTGTGACGACATTTTTTAAATCTTTCTCATCACCAGTTACAATTATTATATCATGACCATTTTTATGAGGATGAACATGATAAGTAATAAAGTTATTAACTTTGATCTCTCTTACATTAGTTTTTAAATCATCTAAGTAATTATCAAAGTCTATACAATCTTTATCACTCATCATTATTTCTTCTCCGTGTAATCATTAATCTTATGATAATTTTCACTATCTCTAAGAAGTTTAATTACTTCCTCAGTAGTAGGAATGGTTAGTTGTTGAAGTTTATCTAGACTTTTTTGTGTTTCGTCTAAGCTTTTTTCCAACTTTGCTATGATTGTTTTTAGCTTTGCTACTTCGTCCATTGGTGTCCTCCTTTTTAATTAGTTTTGGATCCATTTTTAAAACCAACTCTTTATATTCAGGAATTGAAAATTTATTTTTCATTGCCTGGTATTCAACATATTCATTGACAAGTTTTGCAATCATTGATGCAGGTGATCTAAACTTATGATTACACAGTCCTTGTAAGGTATCGTAATCTGCTTTTCTAACTGCAACTGATTTAAATTTATTTATATCCATTTTTCTTTAACTCCTCTTTCATTTGTGCTTTTGTTTTTATTTTTGGGTTAGGTAATACAATATAGAATCTTTCAAAGTATGGATTGTTATCACTAAAATCCCAACCCATCTTTTTACTTAATCTATGATGAGCTGCGTATTGTTTTTCTTTCCAATCCATGTCAGATACTTTTATAATAGCCATATTGATGCTCCTATAATTAAAGCTAACTTTGGAAACATAATTGTAAAAACAAATAAGAAACCGATTAAATATAACCACTCCCTCATCTGCTCTCCAATTCATTCATTGCTAGCTGTGTACATAGATCTGTTGGTAAAGGTTTTACATATTCATCCTTTACTTTGACATGAACATTTTTTAATTTACCAGCGATCTCATCAAAGTTAGTTCCTTCTGATAGCGCAATGTCTATCTTTTCAACTAAACCTTTGAACATTCTTGATTTACTTTTTAACATTATTTCCTTTCACAAACATTTCTTTTCTTTTTCTACCAAAGATCCATGCACTAACCATTGGTGGATCAGTCAATCCATCCATAGAATCTATATACACAGTCAATTTACCTGCATTAGTATTCATAGTTATGTAACAAGAGCCTTTAGTTCTTGTATCAAATTTAATACCTTTAGCATATCTGTTTTCAAATTTATGTTTCTTTCTATACGCTACTAGTTTTTGTTTTTTTGTTTTACTCATATATTCTCCTTGTCCCATGCATATAAGAAATCCCATGGTAAGTGTCAAGCTTTATTTTGTGTTATTATGTGTTATGAAAGAATTTTTTATGATGGGTGTTTTGTGTGTGATCAACCCAGTTACATCGATGAACCAATGCATGTATATCCATGAGGATCCAATAATTTATTACACAGAAGAGGACTGTAAAATAGCTGCAGTCAAAAAAGTCAATGAAATGGGGACTAATTTAACCTCTCAAGGCTTTAATATTTCTCAATTAAGTATTAGGTGCGTTGTTGACAAGTCTAAGTTAAACACTTGATTTAGTACAACTTTTGCGATAAGATAATCTTATGAAGCAATATCGCTTTCAATGTTATGCAGCTGGACTGTATTTTACTAGTGTCGTAAACGCTGCTGACGATGAGGCTGCGATAAAAGGCTTCACACAGAATCTTGTCGATAAAAAGTATTCTGTTAAACCAGATGGTTTCGGTCGTGGAATGCGTCGATACCATTTAACTTATGAGGAGCTAGATAATGGCACTACAGAAGTTGATAGCGGAGAAACTAGCGCTGGAGTCCAAATGGGCCAACCAAGCGTTGTCACAGGGTAGAGTTACCCCTGACATGAAGTGGATCGATATCGAAATAAAAGATCTTAAAGTTAAGATCAATGATCAAAGCGTAAAAGACGCTGAGATGCTGTTTAAAAAAACTGGTTAATTACTAGTTTTTATATTAGTTTTCAGAAATCATTAATTTGGTAAGGGGTCTCACGCCCGCTTTTATAAGGGCACAGTCTGCACAATAATATTCTTTATTGTCTATAACTACTGCTTTACATTTACAGATCTTACATTCTCTGTGAAGAGATGAGGAACTTTCTCTGTATATTTTTTCATTTTTCCCTGCCATAGTTTCTCCATTAGTTGTGTCATGTCTGGATGAAGTTCCCAGCACAAAACATTTAATCTTGAAAAAAAATTTACCTCTTGGTCAGATTTAGCAACATAAAAGAAACTAGCATCACCAAACTTTTTGATAGCTTTGAAACGATGGTTACCATTTCTTAATTGCATTTTGTCGTCTACTACCAAGGGACAAAGTAATCCGTTCTTTTCAATATCAGACCTAACAGTCGCTTTAAATTCTACGTGTGTGTTATGAATTACTTTTATATCTTCAAATTTTTTAATTTGTAATCTCTCTTTGAAAACCATATACAATGGCCATATAACTTCACCGTGACCTGCAATTACGTTTTTATGAAGCTTGTCCAAAGTCATCTCCTAATGCAACATCAACTTTACTTGGTACCTTAAAGTCCATACATTTTTCCATTGTTTCTTTTACTACTTTTACATCATCTTCTGTCTCTATGTCAAAGCATAGCTCATCATGAATTTGTATTTTAGGTAAATAACCTGCCTCGTAACAGCTTAAAATAGCTTGTTTTGTTTGATCTGCAGCAGATCCTTGTATTAATCTGTTTAATGCTTTGTAAGTAAATGCTCTTTTAATGTTGTTTTTACCGTATTTTGCTACCGCATTTTCAAACGTTTCTGGTGTATGGATACCAAAATCTTTAGGTTCCCACATATCAAATCTACACTTACGACCTTTTTTTGTACGAATTACACCTTCATCGTTTGCTTTTTTCATACATCTATCAGATAATAGCTTCACAAATGGAACCTTTCTATTATATTTTGCTATTAGCGCTGACGCTTCTTCTGTTGATAAGCCAAGAGAATTGGCCAACTTATTCTTTCCCATTCCGTACATTAATCCTAGCCCTATCGTCTTTGCTTGTTTCCTTTCTATTCCTGCTAAATCAGCTACGGTTTGGTGAAAGTCTGTTTCAGAATTAGAATACGCCTCTACAAGTTCATTAGAACCTTCGTATCCGTCGCCTATAGAGGCTGCGTAATGGACTACCATTCGTGGTTCTTGCTGACTGTAGTCAAAGCTACCCCATCTACATCCTGCTTCCGGTAAGAAGAGACCTCGGATTTTTGGTCCAAAATCTTTGTTACGTGCTGGTAGCTGTTGAAGATTAGGATTAGCCATAGACAAACGGCCGCTGACAGTCCCACCACTGTCAGACCTAAGCTGATTGATCTCGCCATGTATTCTCCCATTGTGTTCGTATTTTAAAATTGAATCTAGGAATGTACCATGAAACTTGTTGATCTCTCTAGCCTGTGCTATAAATTTACTAATTTCGTGTTTCGAATTAGCTAACCAATTGGATGTAAAAGATGGCTCATGAGTTTTGTCAGTACGTGGATAATCTATCCCAAGTTTGTCATAGGCTTCTCCTATTTGTCGTGCTGCCCATATGTCTATGTCTTTTCCTACTAATTGTTTTATTTTTA